TTCAATTTTATCTGCAAATAGCTTAACAATCGGAGATGCTGACTTGATGAAACCATTTGCATCCACAGTTGTATTTTTTGATGATAAGATTTTACGCCACGGCTGAAACGTATTTACATTCCAGTTTACAGACCTGACATAAAAATCGGAGTTATGCGTTATGCTTAATTGCGCACAAGCATCAGTTGAATCGTTAATATCTAAATTAATAATTGCTTGAGAATTGCTATCGGGATAATCTCCAGCACTAGAAGTATTAGCTCCATTATTTTGCCAGTACAAAGCATTACCAACTCCCCTCAATGTTGATAATTTTTGATTACCTAATCGGATTGACTTTCCAACTCCAAAAGCGCCAACCTCCATCACATTCCCAGCAGCAGTACCTACATAACGACTAGCTGCATGGGTATTATTTGTGAAGTTTTCATTTACTTTTGCGCCAGTAGAGCGGAATGTATCGCCACCTGCACCTGTTGGTGCCGTACCTAAATTTACAGTTTGAATCGTCATTTTCTTACTCGCATAAAAAAGCCCCTAAAAAGGGGCTTTAAAGGGGTTTAAATTAAGGGTAAAAAACTTGGGTGAAAGTCGTTGAGATTTGCCAAACATCACCGCCCAAACAGCGTGGTTGATATTCACCTGTTTTAACTCGGACCTCACCGTCTAATGGCGAATCCCAAAGAAACGAGTCAGCTCCTTTATGCTGATCGAAGAATGCTTTGATTTGCATAATTTCAGCTTTGTAAGCAGTTCTTTGATAAGTCCATTCACCAGCTCGGTTATTGATACCAACTGAGATGTTTTGTTCATACCCATCGCCAAATTTGCTTGATAACGTATTAAAGCGCTGCGAACCTGAATTGCCTTCTAAGTCTTGGCACCAAGTGAATTTACGATTACTCATGTTTTTTTGACCACTCAACTTTCATACTTACCGGACTATCTTTAAAACGTTTTTTGCAACTTTCTAGATCCTGCGTATTTTGATCTGGAGCAAATAACCCCCCACGCCTACTTTCACGAACTGCCCATTCTTTTACATGTTTGTTTAGTAGCTCTGCTGCTTTAGAACTCTTAGATTGTTTTTTAAAAATGAGGGTGAATGACAATCCAAAGACGAAACCCGTTGCATATTCAATTAGATTAAAATCAATTAAATTTGCACTTATGTAGAAAACTACAGCAATCATTAAAGCAAGCAGAAAAGTCATAATGTACTTTTTCACTTTTGTACTCCCATTAAAAAACCCACTCAAGAGAGTGGGTTTATTTGGTTTTAAGTGGTTAAACTTGGGTAATTAACGTCTCACAAGATTAAACAAGACCCCACCTTGACGGCTTTCTCGTCTAGCCCAATCGTTCATTGCATTATTTAGAGATTCAGCAATTTGCTTTTGCCCTTGTGTATTGACGCTTGCGGCTCCATCAGCAAACGTAATTTGCTGACTAATTTGCACATTGCCCTCACTAGACCCGTTTTGACGATTATTTAAATAATTCGTCAAATCTTTGTTCTGTTGCGGATTTAAAACACGTTCACCACCATCTAAAAGCCATGTACCTTCACGCGGGATATTATCTATACCGTTGTGGGCCATACCTTGGATTGTTTGAGCTGCCATGATACCAACTGAAGCGTAACCTGTTGCCTAACAACTCCAGCCAAAACACTCCCATAAGCGCCACCTTGCGCCAGTGCCTTAGTAGCACCTTCCTCCGTATTAACAATTGCTTGAGCTATTGAAGCAGCCTTAGAGGCAAAGAACATAGTTTTGTAAAGCGCATTTGACTTCCCAACACTTTGCTCTAATAGTGCGGTCATGTCTGAAAAAACCTGCCCCGTCATTCCAGCAATTTGCGAATAAACTTGCATCTTGGTTTCAAAATTCTGTTGATCCAAATCACGCTCTTTTTGTGCGTAATCTGCATCAAGTGCAGCTTTTGCTTTCAAACACTGTTCACGAGCAGCCAACAATTGAGCGTTACGCTCACTCTCATTTTCAATCAATTTAATGCCAGACACTTCATCGTTGTAGGATGTTTGGAGTCCTCCGAAATCTGAAGAATATTGATTTTGCAAATTAAACTTTGAAAACTCTTCAGGATTAAGTCTATTAAATAGAGATTGAGCAGAGTTCTGACCAACTTGAAAGACGCTGTCAGAAGCTTGGTTTAACGCTCCAAAAATTGCGTAATCTTTAGATTTAGCAATCTCTTCACGTACACGTTTACTTAAACTATAAGTTTGAAGTATCTCTTCGCGTTCACGTTGGTAACGTTTCACTACAATTTCAGTCTGGTTAAGATAGCCCTCAAATGCCGACTGAATTTGTGCATCTTCTTCGCGTTTTACGGCAGCAATTTCAACTTGTTTTTGACGCTCAAGAGCAGCTTTAATCTCTAAAGCTTTTTTCGATTTCCCGTACTCATATTCGGCATTAGTGTCAATTAACTCTTTTTGTCGATCAAAGTTTTGTTCAATCTGCTTGATTCGATCAGTTTCAAAAGCAAAGTACTGGTTGTACTCTTCCTTTTTATCGGACTCAAGTTTTGCGATTTGAGCAGCATATAATGCATTCTCTTGAGCAAGCTTTTCTTTTAACTGTGGTGTACCTGCGTACGCAAGTGTGACCTTATCAATATTATCTTGATGCTCCTTTGCAAGTCGTTAAGCTTCAGTGTAATACCGTGCGTTAACTTCTTTTCTTGCCTCATCAATAGCCTGTTGAGACTCGGCAGCTTTGTTGATTAATTCAAGTTGATCTGCCTGTGTAGGCATTAAAATTGAATTGTCTACAGTAGATTTTCCAGATACTCCGGCGAACCATTTTTGGAAACCGGGTACGTAACCAGCAACCTCTTTGCGCTTGCTATCTGATAGACCACCTTTCAAATAGGTTCTTAAGCCACCTGCACCTGCATTGTAGGCCATTAAGGCTTTTGCACGATCACCAAATTCTTGGTAATGTTTTTGCAAGTCTTTAGCCGCTGCTGTTGCAACTTCTTCAATCGAACTTTTTGAATTAAGACCATACTGTTTTCTAAATACACTCGTTGTTTGGAAAAGACCTATTGCCCCGGTATGGCTTCTTGCCCCGGCATTAGCTCCAGACTCTTGAAGAATCAAGGCTGCCAATGTTCCAGCAGGCAAACCATACAAACTTTCAATCTGAGCAAAATTATTTGCCTTAGCAATACCTTGCGCACGAGCAATTGCCTCTAACTCAGCTTTCCCAAAAGTATAGTTTTTGCGATTAAAGTTATTAAGGGCTGCATCAGCAACCGCTTTTGGCAATTTAATTTTATATGCATTTTCTTCGTTGGTATTAGCTTGAACATCAGCAAAAAATTCAGCCTTCTCTCTAGTCCAACCACCTACACGCATATTTTCCTGAATATACTTCTCACGCAAAGCATCCTTGTTGGCCTGTTTAATATACTCTCCCTGTTTCTGAGTTAAGTTTTGCCAAGCATTTGCAGATTGATTGACAGCTTTTGCTTGGTCTTGCTGTGCCTTTGTTGCATCATTGGTGGCATCTTTAACTAATTTTTGGATCTCTTTTTGACGATCTATAGTGTTATTAGCAGCATTAATTTTTGTATCTAATTCAGCAACAAACTTAAGTGTACTCTCACTAACCAAGCCTTGCTTTTGTAGCTGAGCAAAAGCATTCTTAGCTTCATCCCCACCTTGTTTTAAGCTAGCAAGGTACGCTTGAATCGCTGTAAATTGCTTAATATCACCTTGAACTTTCAAGTCGTTTTCAAATTGTTCTAACGCTGTAAGAAGACTTTTTAGTTCTTTGGTTTGTTTTTCAACCTCCTCACTTGCCTCAATACCTTTTATAGCTAACTGTGCTGCGGTAAAGCTTTTATATTTTTCTCGAAGTTCACTAAGTGCTAAACCTTGCTCTTCAAATGCACTTGTTGCATCTTGAGTGTGTTTGGTCATCAATAAATATGCACCACCAGCTACAGCAATTTGTGTTGCTAACATTGCCAATCCAGCGGGACCACCAAGTAAAGCCATGACTCCAGCTGTAGCGCCAGCAGATCTTGCAAAGCTTGCTAAGCCCACGCCCGCACGAACTGCAAAAATAGCAGTTTGCCCAAGTTGATATGTAGCGACAACCAAAGCAGGAACAAATCGGGTTGCTATACCAGCAGAAACAGCAATTGCAATGGCTTTTATTTCGTCCCAATTATCAATAACCATTTTGACTGCTGGAACTACATTATTTATTAGGCGATTTTCTAAGCCCTGCCATTGTAAATCCATCAACATTAACTGTTTTTTAGCTTCCGAAAGATTCGCGACCAATTCATCAGTCATAATTGCGCCAGCTTTTTCAGCTGCATCGCCCCATTCTTTAAAACCTTTACCACCTTTTTCTAACAGTGGAATTAACAAAGAAGAATCAGAAATGATTGCTTCCATATAGAACTTCATGTCATTTGTTGACGCGCCAGCTTTTTCCAATGAGTTATAAAATAGTTGAAGTGCTTCTGGACCGGACAGCTTTTGAAACTGTTGAATCGTTACACCAACTTTAGGCGCGATATTGGTGAAAAAGTCAGCTAAAGGCCCACCACCAGTTTGTTGGAAATCGCCTATACGATCTTGCATGTCTTTCATTTTATCTGCAAAAGATTCCAATGAAATTCCAGCAGTTTCTGCCCCTTTGGCGTAATACTGAAATTCACGCACTGAAGCATTCGCAAGTTTTGAAAACTTTTGAATATCATTTCCAGTCTGAATAACTTGATCACTAAAATTAACAAGTTGAGCCACTGAAAGACCAGCCACCGCACCACTTAATGCACTTACAGCAATAGCTGCAATATTTAAAGAATTGGCAATCCCTTGACTCGATGTTCGCGCCTGCCGTTCAGCTCTACTTAGTGGCTCTGAAAAACTAGCCGTCTGAACCACTAGATCCAGTGTTAATCTGCCAAGTGAATTTGTAGCCATTTCTTTTCTCCAGGCATAAAAAAACCCGACACTTGGTCGGGTTATGTGTA